CTCTGATGAGGAGCCTAATCTTATTGGCGGGAGCTTTCGCTTTTTTCCAATAAGATATCATTTTTTGCATGGGTTTGTCCCATTGCGTGGTTGAAAACACGCACTATCAGAAATATTTCTGGTAGAGTTGCAAAGAGTGATCCGTAAGGGGACGTACACAGAGGATAGGGGAGAAAACAGGTCCTGAAACAGGGAACCTATTCTTTCTCGAGATCCTGGTGTATATGCCACGCTTAGATGGTTCACACTCTGCAATCCAACGGAGTCTTAGCTTAGATAACTGTAGTTGAGGAACTATGTTCCAACAGACCAACTTATCAAGGCGCCGAGGCGTCCCGTGGTTTTTGCAACTATGCCCCTGTGAAGGGACATAGTGATAGAGCTAAGCTATAGGGGGTGAAACCCTCCAGGTGCTTTGCTCCATTCTCAAAAGGAATGGACAGTGAGAGGATGTACTAAACAGGAATTGAAATAGATCACCTATAGTGCCTCTTGATAACTGCCCTTACTGGTAAGTAAGGAGGTGTACCACCTCGGTTCAGAGGTCGACCAAAGAAGAGAACTGTGTTCAAATCAATGGTTTCGTCTGGTTACTTTGGTTTTAAGAGGGTGACAAAGGGTGAACACAACAACTTGTGTAAGAGCTCACATCTGTGATGCAAGTGCTTAGGGTGAACCCCGATGCACAAGACCCACAAATGACAAAAGTGATGGACAGTTATCAGATAACAAAAGAGCGGTTGGGGCTTACCCCCCCTTCATCTCTTGTCGGATCTTCGTCATTTGGTTCAGAGGTAGTACCCCCTACCCACATGCGAGGATCATAGAAATATGATCACGTACTTTCTTAAATAAAGTGATAAGAAACAGGTGAATAAAGGTACCAGGAGGCCGCGAAAGTTAACGCGAGCGTATCCAAATACTGGTATTCATCCTACTTGACTGCATCGTCTGCACCATATATACATAAATCTTACTTTGCTTGAATCAGATTTCTTCGGAAGTCCAGAGGGCATTGTGAGTAAAGGGTTGTAAGCCCAAAAATCAAGTCTTGCAACTCGGTGTAGTCCTAGGGTCCCTGAGATGGGAAAGTAAGGAAGGATATGCTGGAAGCAGTAATGCCCGTGCCAAGTCCAGGAAGTACAGTATAGCCTCCGATCAGGAGATTCCGGCAGGTGCCGTACACTTAGATCAAGGGAGATATAAAGAACTGTGGATTTACCTATTTATTTATCTAAGTATGCATATGTGATTGGTCATTCCAATCATATATCTATACATGTGCCTTTGTCTTAAATACCTTAATTCTAAAGTAACAAACACAATTTTTAACATGTTTACCGTAATGGCTGCTAATGGATCCTACATGTTTCCAATGATTATCTTTTTGATAGTGTTTCAGTTTACGCTAATTAGTATGGGATGGACCAAAATTGATCTACGCCCAGACGAAGTACCGTTTGTGAAATGATTGTCAAAAGGTGATCTTTGGAGGTATGCAAGATTTATTAGCTTACTATTCGATAATAAGTTTCTTGTCCCAAAAGGACAATGAAGATTATTATTTTCTATAGTGCCAAGTATTATAAAGATGTGGGAAAATAGTGGTATTACTTTTACTATCAAGTATTGATCTGAGGTTCTTAGACTTGTTGTGTGTTTCGTTGATCCGCATAACAAAACCACATATAGTACTGAGACTTATGTCGCAAGGCATAAGAAGAAAGGTACCGTTTGGTTTGGTCTCCCATGCATCCTTCCCAATAAGGTGAAGAATGTATGTGTGGCAACTCGGATTGGTGTTACTAATGGTTCATTACCAAGAGTAACCTTGCTTCAATTTAAACTAATAATAACCATGCTTAGTTTCTTCAGAGCCACGTCTCCTAAATGATCGGAGGTTAAGGTTTCAACTATTACCGGTAAATTTACCGGTCGTGGTCAAACTTTACCCCAACATGAGGTGACAAAGGCTTTGTCGACTCTAGGCCTCGGAAGAGGTCTATCTGTCGGAAAACCCTCGTTATTACTATTTTCGGTTAAGGCAGGTCCTAACTCTCCTCTAGCAACACTTGGTATTGGTTTTGATCTTTTAGGTTGAATGGCGCGTCCGAAAAAGTACTGGTCATATTGTTTAATGTGTTGATCACGTGGATATTACCAGCTCTTAACTATTTTCGTTCTTAGCTCTATAGTCTTGATACCCTTGTTACCTATAGTTATCTGATGAGATGCTGTACCCCTTTTAGGTCGCATAGCGGTCTTAAAGGAAGCAAGGGGAAAACGTCGTCTGATTGGGATCACAGACTGATGAACACAAGTACTTTTCAAACCTCTCCATGATGCCGTCTATCGCCATCTAGATGCATTGCAAACAGATGGAACGAACGATCAACAAAAAGTCATTCAAGTTTTCTTGAAACAACTTGGAGTGACATCATTGAAAGGTTTAAAAGGAAAAAGGTGTCAAAGTATGGATCTTTCAGCAGCGACCGATCGCCTTCCCGTGCGCTTACAAGCACAGATTCTCGATACCCTTGGTTACGGTGGACAGGAATGAATGAACATTCTTGCCCGGGATTGGTACTTAGAGGGTAAACTAATTTCGTATGAAGTTGGTCAACCTATGGGTGCTTATTCTTCGTTTGCGATGTTGGCATTGACTCACCATGTCATTGTCCATATTGCTGCGAAACGTGCGGGTTATCATCCATCGAAGGTCATTTACATGGTCCTCGGAGATGACGGTGCTATGGCGCATGATAAGGTTGCCAAATTCTATCGTGAGATTTTCTCCTATTTAGGAATGGAGATTAATCCCATAAAAGGATTTGACGGGACTGTACTAGAGTTCGCTAAACAACTCTACCTAATCAATAACATTAATATCAGTCCTCTTGGTGCTAAGAATATAATGCTCGCAATGAGATTTGTCGAGTTCCTCCCTACTGTTCTTTATGAGCTTTTGGTGAAGAGGTTCCCACTTTTCCTCAACAACAAGATAACACCTCCTAAAGGTGTTTCCGTTGATGCTGATGTGGATTGAACAAGACGCATGGCAAGGAGTTATGTAGCGGCACGTCAATCTTGGGTACCTCAAGAGGCTATCCAAAATCGATTGGTTACCGATCAACTTGTTGCAATGCAGTTCGAACCTGGTCGGCCTGATCCTAACATGCCTAGTGATTACAAACCTATACAGGACGCTCCATTTATGGGCCGTCTTGCTAAGGTTGTAATACCTATCATGAAGTTTCCGGTCAAGACAATCTCCCCCAAAGTCTATAAAAGAACTGAGGCTGGCTCTTATCAAATCCCTTTACTTTCGTGGGAATCTCTATTCCGTATGGTATCTGCTGTCTATTTTAATGCAGGGAAGAAAGGAAAAGTCCTCGCCTTCTCAAAATTAAGTAGTCAACAGAGATCTGAAAGGATTGATATTTCTACTAAAGTAAAATTGCGTGTATTATTGGCTTTATCACCTAAGAGTGGATTATGATGATTGGATCCCAAAATAACTAATTATCTTCGTGGTCGCGGTGTCTACAATATGTTCCAGAGAATGTTTATCCGTGGTACTTACCACTGATTTTACAAATCTGACCCACGTTGTAATCTGGCTAGTGTTAAGAAAAGTCTACTTGAAACTATCAAAACACGTGGCCAGGGCCGTATCCATGCAGTTTCTCAGTTATTTAAGGCATTCCATGACTTAAAAATCTGGGTAGTTCAGGTTTCCCTGCTACCACTGACATTTGTTGTTGATATAAGTGGAGAGAGCTCTCGTATTCCTACCTTACATAATCTGATCACACCATTCACTGTATTTGGTCTACCTTGACTGATTGCAGTGTGTGCTAGCTTAAAAGCTACACTAAAAGTAATTTCGAAGTTCGGAC